TCGAGATTTCCAGCGGGTCAACGGGCTGCCGCGAAACTTCTTCGGATCGTACAGTCCCGACGAGGCAGGCGGCGAGCCGCCGGTGTTCTCGGAAAAGTTCGACCTCATCGTGAGCTTCGGCAGCTGGTGTTTCCACTACCCGCCGAACTACTACCTGGAAGCGGTCCGGCTGGCGCTCAAGCCGTCGACCGTGTTGGTGCTCGACGTGCGCCGGCACCGGCTCGAGTGGATGGGGGACTTGGAGCGGGTGCTCGAGCTCGTGACAATGGTCGCGGTCAAGCCGAAGTGGTCGCGCTGCATTTTCAAGGTGCGGCAATGATCGGCGAGGGTGAGAACGTGACGATCGTCGGCGGCGGCTGGTCCGCTCGAAACGTCAACCTCGAAGAGCTCGCCGGCGTCGTCATTGCGGTGAACGAGGCGGCGGTGTTGCTGTCGCGGTGGGACCATGCGGTCAGCATGGACCGGCTGTGGGCTGAGAACCGCATCGATCAGGTGCAGGAAATCCGGACGGATGCACCGGCGAGAATCTTGCGCCGGGTGTGGCTTCGTCGAAGCGCTGCACAGAACCTCACCGCCGAGCAATTGCGCGACGTGGACGTTTTCGAGTGCGACCACGAGTCCGACAACTTCACCGACCTCCTCGAGCAGGACGGGAAGACGGCGCTGAACGGCCGCAACTCTGGCGCGTGCGCGCTGAATCTGGCGTTTCATCTGAAGCCGGCCCAAGTGTTCCTCGTGGGCTTCGACATGAACCGGGATCCGCACGGCCGCGCGTACTGGCACGACCCGTATCCGTGGTCGACGCCGACCGGCTCGACCAGCGACCGAAAGTACGGCGGCTGGGCTCGCGGCTTCACGCACGCGCGCCTGCGGTTCCGGCTCATGAACGTCCCGGTGTTCAACGTCTCGCCGACCTCCGCGATTCCGGACTTCCCGAAGCTGACGCCGGCACAATTTGAGAGGCTGACACGGTGACGCCCTTTACTCTGGTAATGGCCTACTACGAAAACGGCCGCATGCTGTGCGAGCACCTCAAGCGGTGGCGCGATCTTCCGCCGGAGATCGCTAACAACCTGCACGTGGTGGTGGTGGATGACGCCAGCCCCGAGGACCCGGCCGAGATGTGGTGCCGTGGCATAGGGACCCTCGAGTGGACCGGCGCCGGCCTCGCGTCTTTTCAGCTGTGGCGCATGGGGGTAGACGTCCGGTGGAACCAGGACGCATGCCGCAACGTCGGCGTGCGTCAGGCGAAAACGCCCTGGGTCCTGCTCACCGATATGGACCACGTGGTCCCGGTCGACACATGGTACGCACTGATGACGGGCCGACTTCGCAAGGGGCAGGCGTACCGATTCCGCAGGGTCAACGCGCCGCGCCTCGAGCCGTACAAGCCGCACCCGAATTCGTGGGCGATGCCGCGGCGCCTGTACTGGCAGATCGGCGGATATGACGAGGCGCTGGCCGGCAACTACGGAACCGACGGCGACTTTCTAGTTAGGGCCCGAAAACACTGCGAGGTGGTTGAGCACCACGGCGCGCTGATCCGATACCCGCGGGAAGTCATTCCGGACGCCAGCACCACGACCCTCGAGCGCAAGAGCGACACCGACAAGATGAACGTCAACCGGATCTGCAAGGCGCGGGCGCCGGACTGGCAGCCGCTGCATTTTTCTTTCCCCTGCGCGCGCGTGCTGTGATGGAATTCGTGTGCTTCAAATGGCGGGCGCCGCTGGGATACCGGTCTAGCTACGGGCCCCAACAGCCGAACACGCTCTGGAGCATGCTGGCCCGCAACTACGAGGGCCCGTGCCGGCTGACCTGCATCACGGACGACCCCGTCGGCATCTCTTCGGAAATCCGAGTCATTCCGATGTGGGAGTTTGGCGGCGACATCCCGAGCCCGCACGGGCAGGGCAACCCTTCCTGCTACCGGCGGTTGCCGCTGTGGGGCGAGCTCGGCGCGCAGCTCATCGGGCCGCGCTTCGCGACGCTCGACATGGACATCGTGATCGTTGACCGGATCAACCCGATTTTCGACGTCGAGGACGACTTCCGGATTTGGGGCGACACCGCGAAGGGCACGCCGTACAACGGGTCGATCACGCTGCAAACCGCCGGCGCGCGGCGCCAGGTGTGGGACGACTTCTGTCCGATCGAGTCACCTAAGAAGGGCCGGGCGCTCGGCTACATCGGGTCCGACCAGGCGTGGATTGCGGCGCGGCTCGGACCCCATGAGAAAAAATGGACGAAGCGCGACGGGATCTACAGTTACCGCAACGAGGTCGCGAAGAACGGCGGGCAGCTGCCGGCCGGCGCCCGGATCGTAGTTTTCCACGGGTTCTATGATCCGTGGCATCCTACGATGCGAGCCAAGCACCCCTGGGTCCGGAGACACTACCGATGAGCCGGGTAACGATCGAAGAGGCGAAGAGCTGGTCAAAGATTTACTTTGACGACTCCGACACGGAGGTGCAGCTCATCGTTGACGCTGCCGAAAAGCACGTCGCGGATTTTCTCAACAAAGACGACCTCGAGGACTTCGTCAGCTTCGACGACTCGCCGCAGGATTCACCGGCTTCGGCGCAGCTCGACCCGCGCGCGAAGGTCGTGGTGCTTCAGGTGTTCGACGAGATGTGGCAGAACCGCGGCGTCACGGTGGTCGGCACGATTCAGACGGAGGGCCCGATGTGGCAGCGGATCGCGCACTTCATGCGGTCCGGGCTCGGGGTTTGAAGGCACCGCCGCCGCGCTGTGGCACGTGCGCGCGGGTGCGGGCTAAGCTGCCACGCGCGGCGCGATCGAGACTCGAGCGGCTGGAAGACTGGATAGCGAGGCGCAATGCAAAGCGGGAAGCTCCAACATCTGCTGACCATTCAACGGCGCGTCGCCGAACAAAGTGACGGCGGCGACATCGAAGAAACGTGGGAATCGCTGCCCGGCTTTACCCGCATATTTGGCGAAGTCCTCCCGGACCGCGCGCAGGAATTCTTTTCAGGCCGCCAGGTGCAGGCCACGCGCAACGCGCTGATCCGCCTCTACTACCGGCCGGGCGTCACCGAGCAGATGCGCGTGGTTCATCACGTGCGGCAGGACGCGGACGAATATTGGGACATCGAGGGCGTAGTTCATTTTCAATCGCGCAACGTGGAGCTGCGCCTCATGTGCCGGTGGCGCGAGTCGGAGGGGTACCGGCGCGGCGCGGACCTCGAGAATTAACCGGTGGCCAGCGCACTTGAAGGGGCCGCCGAGCTCACCGCGCAGCTGTTCGAGCTCGGCGCGCAGTTTGCCGCCACCCAACTCAAGGGCGTCGCCAAAGAGGCGGTCGAGATCGCCGAGCACAAGGCTCGGGCGTTCATGCCCCAGGGCGAGGAACCCCACAAGACGTACCGGGGGCGGCTCGTGTCCGGCGGCTACGCAGTTTCCACCCTGCATATCGAAACGCGCGTCGACAAGCGCACCGGTTCGGCTGTGGCGACATTAGGAGTCGGCCGCGAGGCGTTCTACGCGGTGGCGTTCGTCGAGCTCGGGACCGCGCACAGTGCCGCCCAGCCGTGGCTGCGGCCGGCCTTCGAGTCTTCGCAGGACGCGATGTTGGGCCGGGTGGTGGTGTCACTGCGGGAGCGGATCGAGAAAGCACGGAAGTCGAAGATGCGGGCCGCGCAACGCTCGCGGCTGTCGCGGAGGTAGAACATGCAGCTCGAGGACGCCCTTTTCGGTTGGGTCCGCGGCCGGCCAACGATCACGCAGTACATAGGCAGCGGGCCCGGCCCGATCGGCACGCGGTTTTTCAAACTGAAGATCCCGCAGGGGTCGAAGTTTCCGGCGATGGTCCAACAAGGGGCCGGGCTTCAAACTCAACAGCTGGCCTGCGGTGTCGACGGTACGGTACGAATCACGCTGCAGATCGACCACTACGCGCGCAGCTGGGCAGAAATGGCGGCGCTCGGGACCGCCTTCCGCCGCGCGCTCGAGCGTGAGCAGACTTACCCGGTGCAGATGGGCGAGGGGGATTCGCCCGACGATTCCGTGCGGGTGAAGTCGGCGAAGATCGAGAACCAGTTCGACCTCGACGACCCGGAGCCCGGACTGTTCCGCCGCTCGCAAACGTGGTCGTTCTGGATTTGGGAGCGATAGCGGGGCATTATCGGGACCGCCAGCACGCGCGCTGTCGCCACTGAAAACGAGGAACCGCCACATGGCTTCCGAAGACACGCTGATCGGCAACGAACTTCGCCTGCAAATCGGCGACGGCAACAGCCCCGAATCTTTCACCGACTTCTGCGCCGCGGCCGACGTCTCAGGACTCGGCGAATCGAAGCCGCAGGTCGACGTCACCACGCTCTGCGACCTCGCGCGAAAATTCCGCGGCGGCTTGCCGGAAGGCGCGGAGGTCACGCTGGCCGCAAACCTGATTCAGGGCGACTCCGACACGCGCGACCTTTTCCAGTCGTACAAGGCCGACGAGGTCGTGAACTTCCGGCTGTCGATGGTTGGTGTTAGCCCCGAGGAATTCTTCGCATTCTCTGCGGCGATCCTCGCGTGGAACATCTCGAGCGCGGTCGGTGAGAAGGCGTCGATGAACTTCACGCTGAAGATCAGCGGTGGCGTGGAGTGGGTCTACACGTGAGCGGCGGCCGGTGGAAGTACAAGACGGAAACCGTTGCCGTGGAGGGCAATTGTGTCACGGTGCGCGAGCTCACCACGGGCGAGCGGTCACAATTTCTTAAGCTCCACCGGGCGCAGAAAGATTCCGGCGGTTCGCCGCTCGATACACAGGCGCAGGTTCTGCGGTGGTCGATCACCGATCCGGCCGGCCTCACCGACGAAGACGTCGCCGGTATGCCGCCGGCGCTCAATGACCTGGCGATCGAGGCGGTGTTGCGTCTGTCCGGCATTTCGAAAGGCGACGACGAAAAAAAAGGCGACCCGGAGCCGAGCTGACCGACGAGGAGCTGGCGGTCTGTCGGATCGCCGGATACTTGAGCTGCACCACGTCCGAGGTCTACGCGCTACCTACCGCGGATTTCGACCTGCTGTGTCGGTATTACCAGGAAGAGCCCTGGGGCGCGTGGCGCGAGAACATCCACGCCGCTATGGTCGCCCGCGAGGTCCGATCGCATCGCACGGGCAAAGCCGCGGATCTGTCGGACTTCATGCTCGAGCACCCCGAGAAGCGCCGGCGGCGACGTCTGTCCGGCTTCGTCGAGGCACTGAAGGCGATGGCGGGCGGAAATCGGAAACACATTTCCGAGCACAAGCCGCGCAAAGGGACCAAACATGGCCGACCTAGCAAAGTTGGTAGCGCGCCTCGAGCTTCAATCGGCGCAGTTCCTAAAGGAATT